ATGCTGGAACAAATGGGCATTGCCGCGAAGCAAGCCTCGTATAAATTAGCGCAACTCTCCAGCCGCGAAAAAAATCGCGTGCTGGAAAAAATCGCCGATGAACTGGAAGCACAAAGCGAAATCATCCTCAACGCTAACGCCCAGGATGTTGCTGACGCGCGAGCCAATGGCCTTAGCGAAGCGATGCTTGACCGTCTGGCACTGACGCCCGCACGGCTGAAAGGCATTGCCGACGATGTACGTCAGGTGTGCAACCTCGCCGATCCGGTGGGGCAGGTAATCGATGGCGGCGTACTGGACAGCGGCCTGCGTCTTGAGCGTCGTCGCGTACCGCTGGGGGTTATTGGCGTGATTTATGAAGCGCGCCCGAACGTGACGGTTGATGTCGCTTCGCTGTGCCTGAAAACCGGTAATGCGGTGATCCTGCGCGGTGGCAAAGAAACGTGTCGCACTAACGCTGCAACGGTGGCGGTGATTCAGGACGCCCTGAAATCCTGCGGCTTACCGGCGGGTGCCGTGCAGGCGATTGATAATCCTGACCGTGCGCTGGTCAGTGAAATGCTGCGTATGGATAAATACATCGACATGCTGATCCCGCGTGGTGGCGCTGGTTTGCATAAACTGTGCCGTGAACAGTCGACAATCCCGGTGATCACAGGTGGTATAGGCGTATGCCATATTTACGTTGATGAAAGTGTAGAGATCGCTGAAGCATTAAAAGTGATCGTCAACGCGAAAACTCAGCGTCCGAGCACATGTAATACGGTTGAAACGTTGCTGGTGAATAAAAACATCGCCGATAGCTTCCTGCCCGCATTAAGCAAACAAATGGCGGAAAGCGGCGTGACATTACACGCAGATGCAGCTGCACTGGCGCAGTTGCAGGCAGGCCCTGCGAAGGTGGTTGCTGTTAAAGCCGAAGAGTATGACGATGAGTTTCTGTCATTAGATTTGAACGTCAAAATCGTCAGCGATCTTGACGATGCCATCGCCCATATTCGTGAACACGGCACACAACACTCCGATGCGATCCTGACCCGCGATATGCGCAACGCCCAGCGTTTTGTTAACGAAGTGGATTCGTCCGCTGTTTACGTTAACGCCTCTACGCGTTTTACCGACGGCGGCCAGTTTGGTCTGGGTGCGGAAGTGGCGGTAAGCACACAAAAACTCCACGCGCGTGGCCCAATGGGGCTGGAAGCACTGACCACTTACAAGTGGATCGGCATTGGTGATTACACCATTCGTGCGTAAATAAAACCGGGTGATGCAAAAGTAGCCATTTGATTCACAAGGCCATTGACGCATCGCCCGGTTAGTTTTAACCTTGTCCACCGTGATTCACGTTCGTGAACATGTCCTTTCAGGGCCGATATAGCTCAGTTGGTAGAGCAGCGCATTCGTAATGCGAAGGTCGTAGGTTCGACTCCTATTATCGGCACCATTTAAATCAATAAGTTACACATCATTAGTACCTTCCTTATTTTTTGACTGGGACAAATTTGGGACCGATGGGTTCAGGATCGAGTCTATTTGCCGTGCGTGTTCGGTAAGGTGATTAGGTGCAAGGTGAGCATATCGACGAACCATTTCGATAGACTCCCAGCCTCCCATTTCCTGTAACACTGACAACGGGACTCCGGCTTGAACCAGCCAACTTGCCCAGGTGTGTCTCAAGTCGTGAAATCTGAAATCATCAATACCAGCCCGTCTCAGCGCCGCTTTCCAGGCTGTGTTTGCGTCATACCGCATCTTCCTTACTGTTGGCGCTTTCGTTCCGTCTGGTTTGGTACAGCTTTCCTTGTACACAAATACCCAACGGTGATGATTCCCGATTTGTTTTTTCAATACGCGACATGCAGTATCATTCAGCGCAACGCCAATTGCGCGGTTTGATTTACTCTCTTCCGGGTTTATCCATGCCACCCGGCGCTGCATATCTATTTGTTGCCATTCAAGGTTGATGATGTTCGAGCGTCTTAAGCCTGTTGCCAGTGCAAATTCAACAACAGACTTTAATGGCTCCGGACATTCATCAATCAGCCTTTGTGCTTCATGGGGCTCCAGCCAGCGGATCCGTTTATTCTTTGGTTGAGGCACTTTAATAATTGGTGCCTTATCCAGCATTTTCCATTCACGCTCTGCGGCTCTTAGTAGGGCCTTTATAAATGAAAGATGCGTAGCCTTCGTTGCAACGGACGCTGGTTTTGGCGTGTATTCTGGAACAGGTTTCCCTTTTTTTCTGCATGCTTCTGCCCTGAGTTTCCAGTTTTCCTCATGACGCCGGTTCGTCATTTTCTGCATTGCTGAATAAATTTTTGATTCAGTAATGTCTCTTAGTTGCATTCCTGCGAAATGTTGAAGCCAGAATCCGATCCGGCTTTTGTCATCGTCCAGTGATTTTTTATGTGCTTTCTCTTCAAGCCACCTGACACACGCTTCCTCGAACGTTATATCAGGTATTTCACCAAGTTTGCTGACCCGCCATGCTTCAGCCTTTAGCTTGTCATGGAGTTCTGTCGCCTGCCTTTTGTCCTTTGTTCCAAGAGACTGTTTAAATCTTTTACCGTTCGGCAATGTGAAACTGGCGTACCATATTTCACCTCTGCGGAAGAGTGACATTTTCTTTCCTCTGTTATGCCATCACCCGCGCTCACCTGGACAGTATGCAGCGGAGACTGAAGAGCCGCAATGCAGGCTTGTCGTGTTGTGAGGTAAGGAGATTTATTCTTAGTGGGATCTTTGCGTGTTGCCTGAAGACGCCCTGTGCGTATCCAGTTAATGGCAGTCGGTCTGGATATCTTGAGAAAATGACAGGCCTCATCGAGTGTGAGGCTGTATGGCTCCATTATTTCACCTCTTGCTGTGACATTGTTGAGAAATGGATACCAGCTCGTTGCTGCCAGACGATCCAACCGAGAGTCATATCCCATGCCATGTATTCGTTATCGCCGTTTTTTGCTCTCCGACGATCTACTAAGTCACCAAAACGCTTTTCCATGAATAATTCATAAGCTTCGCGTTCATCTGGTTCTACTTCCAGAGATAGGAGTGCGATTTCATAAGCACGGCGCTCAATATCGTCTCGCACGTCAAGGCTGCTGATACGCTCTTTAATTTCTTTAATCAGTTCTTTGTCGGTAAAAGTGGTCATTATGCTCCAGCCTCCGGTGCTTTTGGCATTACTGCCCAGTGAGTGATATTGACGTTTTCAAGGTCCCCGACCTGAAATGTCCACTGCCATTCTCCGGTTTCTTTTTGTCCCCAGGTGTACCAGAGAGAACGCCAGCCAATCAGCCAGCCTTCTCCGTTAGCATCGAATAACAAAACACTTTCATTTGCTGGTGGCAGTTCAGTTGACACTGGTATTACTTTGTTTTCCAGTGCCGCACATTTAGCTTCAAGCGCGTCGAATTTACGTACCAGGTACTCAGCATTTGTTTCGTTCACTTTCAGATCTCGCGGTACACATTTCCCGCGAAGAAACCCTTCCATTTCGAAAACATTCATGCGCATTTGCGTAACTCCGATAACTCGTTAAAACGTTCCATAAACATCCCGTAGGCATGGCTAGGTGCCAGTGGAATCACGTTGAACATCTCTGTTGCCGGGATGCCTTCCAGTACAGGCCAGAAAGAGCCATCATCAAGCCCGAGATCGCGGCGTTCGGTTGCCAGCATGATAAGATCGGCATATTTCACGGGCGTACTCATAACTGGGGGTAACCCGTATTTCTCACGGATTACGGCGTCAATTTTTTCTTCCATCCGTTTATAGTCAGGCAGAAGGCGTTTCAGTGGAGCGGGAATATCCTGGCAATACGCTTCTGTTGCATCATGCATTAACGCTTCAAAAGCAAATTCCTGCGGCACCAGCTGGCTGCAAAGCACCGCATGTTGGGCGACACTGTAGAAGTGAGAAAGATGACCGGCAAAGCGGCAGATATTTGAAAGGGAAACCGCGATATCGTTAATCACGATGTCGTCTTTATTTATCTTGTCATAATAAAAATGCTTCCCGGAAAAAGTTTTAATAAATGACATTTTGTTCTCCACGTATATGCGCTGCACCGCGCTGAGTTTGGGTAAAAGGAAGCCCTCACCATCCGGTGATTATTGAGTTAATTACGTTTCCATAAATGCCCCCGCAGGGGCATTTGCAGTAATGAAATCAGGCGGTGAAAGTACCAATAAAGGTTTCTACTTTGCTGTCTTTGAATTTTTCAACAAGCAGATCACGAAATTCGTTAGCCATTTCTTCCTGCACTGCTTCCAGCTGAATAATGCGCAGAACCAGTACAGGGCGATCACCAGTGATAATGCTGAGGCGTAATTTAAACGGACGTTCTTTCAGGCCTTCAAACGGAACGCATTTAAACTCAAATGCTACTGGCATAATGTCTTTGGTTTTCGCTTCGACAGACTCCATCAGAGAGCGTTTGCCGCTGAAGTCATTGTCTTCAAAATCAGCGGTCTGGTTTGCTTCAATCGTGATTTTACGGACCGCCGCAGCCGCTTTTGTTGCCTGAATGGCGTCACCATTAGCATCAAAGCCCACAAGGTAGTCGGCCCAGTCTTCAATCCATTCTGCCAGTGACTTCTGGGAGTTACGCTCGCCGTTAACAGACAACAGGGCAGAGAACGGTGCTGTCTTTTTCAGTTTGAGAGTGGCGGTGTTATCTGCGTGACCTAGTTCATCAATAGTACCCAGGTTAAACACACTGACGGCACGCATATTATCAGCATCGATAAAGCAGCGGGTGCCTTCATCTGCAAGATCTTTAGAATAACGGGTAAAATCATCGATGCTGGCAGTGGAAAGCGCACCACGGAAACGGAAGCGATTTAAATTAAATTTTTCCAGATCATGAATGCGGAAATTCTCAGGCAATGCCACAGCATCGGCACCAATCTTACTGATAATTTCATTAACACCCTGAGCAGAAATAAGGGCATGGATTTGATTAATTGCGGTTGCGTCTAAGTTCTGAGACATAATAAGTCCTCACTATATAAAGATATTCAGTGATGAGATAAATAATCAGTTAATTAAGAACGATATTAATGACCTGCTGCGCGTAGTTTTCCGTCAGGTTCACCGGCAAGAGTCAGTAATTGTCCCTGGTCTTCCTGCAGAATAGTCAGGCGACCACCGCGATTGACATACATCGGCGTTTCGGTGGTGTCTTCTTCGGAAATTTTCCCGCGGTTAGTCGGGCGAACATATGAGAGTTTGTGTTTGATTTTCACACGGTTCTCATCAAATGGTTCGATTTCCAGGTTGAGTGAGACCTTACCTTTGGTTTTCGTGTTCATCACACCGGAAGCGACTTCACTGAGAACTGCGCCGATTTTGGTTTCAAATACGCCGCCGTCCAGCTCCCCGATAAATGCCTGCACATCAGTACTGCGTTCGCTAGCCATTTTGCTGTTCCTCATCATATCGACCCTGCAAGGTCGGTTGGTTTCTCCACAAAACAGAGAAGAACACCTGCGGTGGCAGCCGCCCGGATGGATTGGGTTATGAGCCCGTCGTCCGGTGATGCTCTTCTCTGTTTTGTAAAAAGAGCGGTACCAGCCGGAAGCAAGTGTACAAACTGGTACCGCCAAAGCAGTGGCTGTTGTGGTGGGGTTGTCACTCAGGCGTATGGTCAACCTGACAATCCGGTGTCCTCAACGGGGAAAGAGTAACCCCGCCATACTTACCGCCGCGCCATTTCGCGGATTACCACAACGCTGAGAGCACTTAGCCAGTTACGGCACCACACTTTGTCGCGGCTCCATAAATGCCCTCATCGTTGCACCCTGGTCTCTTCCCAGGCGTCAAACCGAATCGCCACGCTGGTTAGGCGTCTTATCAGCATCATCATTGACTTGCACATTCCGGCTACCTGGTTTGTTTGCCCGAGCAAGGAGTGGATTGTCCCCTTTAACGTCCCCAGACCGCTAACGACGCATGTGCCATACGCCGTGTTACAACCAAATTTTTTTTGAATCTTGCCTGCCTCATGTTTCTTTTGGATACATTATGTATCTCATGGGTACATTGTCAAGTATAAAAAAACCTGCCGAAGCAGGTTCATATATATTGATTAGGCCTTTATTGTGTATCTTCTTGGTTTTCCCGAGAAAATCACTGTACCAATTATAGAGCAATTACCGTTAATCTTAATGTAAGGCTCAGGCCAGTTTGGGTTTAATGCTTTGAGATAACGCTGTGTTCCATCTTCTATCAATCGCTTGAAGGTGGTTTCGCCTGTATCGTGCATCAATGCAATAACGTCGTCACCGTGGCAGGCAGGGACTTCGGGATCAACAAAAATCATGTCTCCCGGGCGGTACTCATCAATCATTGAATCACCAATCACCCGCAAGATATAAGTCATTTCGCCACAGGGTACAGGGCAGGGATAAGTTTCTGCTGTGCTCAAATCAACCTCAGAATAGCCAACTTCTTTCCATGCTCCGGCCTGTACCCATGATATGACAGGGACTAACGTTATTTGTTTGTTAGTGATTGAAACATCAGGTTTTTTTGTGATGTTCGTTGTCTGGTGTTCTTGATCAAGCCATCCGACAGGCAGGTCGAAACATTTTTCGATGTGCCGTGCCATGCTGTCACCGATATTTTTAGTAGCGCCATCCCCCATAAACCTGCTGGTTTGGGTTGGCTCGCGATCAATCATGGTGGCAAAGGATGAATTTCCGCCAACACCATCTCTCAGTTTTCTGGCGTTAGACCGCCGGATGTCATGGATTGTTTTCATAACGAAATTAAAACCTTTGTACCGATAAGGTACAAGTATCTTGAAGGTTCATTTCAATCATGTAATATGTATACCGGAGGTACATATTGTATGAAAGCGTATTGGGACTCTTTAACCAAAGAACAGCAGGGCGAGTTGGCCGGAAAAGTTGGCTCAACACCTGGCTACTTACGGCTGGTTTTCAATGGTTATAAAAAAGCCAGTTTTGTGCTGGCTAAAAAACTTGAGCAATGCACGTCAGGTGCAATTACGAAATCTGACTTAAGACCGGATATCTATCCGAAAGATTAACAGAACACCTTCAATTTTTAACCACAGAACGATGAGGCTAACCGTGGGTAAGCATCACTGGAAAGTAGAAAAACAGCCTGAGTGGTACGTGAAAGCTGTCAGAAAAACGATCGCGGCGTTGCCGGGGGGTTACGCTGAAGCTGCTGAGTGGCTGGATGTAACAGAGAACGCTTTATTCAACCGCCTTCGTGCAGATGGCGATCAGATTTTCCCGCTGGGATGGGCAATGATTTTACAGCGCGCGGCTGGCACTCACTACATTGCGGATGCTGTCGCACAGTCTGCTGGTGGGGTGTTTGTATCGCTTCCTGAAATTGAGGAAGTAGAGAACGCCGATATAAACCAGCGCCTGCTGGAAGTCATCGAACAGATCGGGAGTTACTCAAAGCAGATTCGTTCGGCAATTGAAGATGGGGTAGTGGAGCCACACGAGCAGACAGCAATTAATGATGAGTTGTATCTGTCAATTTCGAAGCTCCAGGAGCATGCAGCACTGGTCTACAAAATCTTTTGCGCTCCAGAAAAGAGTGACGCCCGCGAGTGTGCAGCTCCGGGCGTCGTGGCGTTTTGTGTCTGTGGAGAAACTAACGCATGAACAGTTTAACGGCAAATAACCGTTTGTCGCAACAGCTGGTGGTCAGCGTCGCTGAACACCTGTTGTTACGGCATGAATGCAGATTACCAAATCACCTGGCTGTAAGTAACCACAGAGAACTTTACCTGACTGTGGGGGGCGAGTTGTGCAGGAACTTAACCGCTGGTTTCGTGACGGAAGAGGGCTTTATGTCCATGTTATTCGTTGGGAGCCAGAAACACAGCGCGTTATCTATCTTCGCAAAGACTACCCGCATGAGTGCTTTAGTCCTTTGTGGAAATTCAGGCGTGATTTTGTTGAGTGTGAAGGACCACCAGCACATTGATTCTGCCATTCCGGGACGTTACACTGTTCAGGCACCTTATAAAGCGGGTGCCGGGATTGGCGTCCTGGAACTGATCAAGGCGATATATGACGCGCCAGCGTCTTTTTTATCGTCCGCATTTGCTCACATCAAAGTTATGGTGGGCTGGGCGGGGGCATCGAAAGATGCGCCGGTTTCCTTGATCACCGGTTACGCCAACCCCGTTCAGTTCACCACCAGCGAAATTGGCGTTTCCGGTGGTGGAAGTATTTCACCGATCAAGGAGGCTGCCATCATGGCTACTGTCCCAGCCCTCACTCGTCTGAATGATGAAGACTTACATAAACTCAGTTATGTAACAACTGCACTACGTGCTCTGCGCAAGGTAACTCTTTCGGATCCGCAGGCGCATCAGGTTCTGGTAGAAACGCTTCTTAACTTGCAGGCTGAACGTATTCGTTTGGCGGATAAGGCTAATTTTCATATTCACCGTCTCCTGAATATCAGCGGAGGGCATCGTCATGCTTAATCCGTTGTTCCTCAATATTTGCCGTTTGCTTCAGCGTAAAAAAACATCAATTCCTACAGTTGGGCAGTGGTACACCACGCCTGCAGGGCATGTTCTACGTGTTAGCCTGGTTGACCGTGAATGTCAGAAGGTGATTTGTGAACCGCTGGGCCGTAATTACCGCATCAGTATGCCGCTTATAGCCTTTTGCTCCGGAAAAAACATGAAGCATCTCGGAGGTGCAGCATGAGTATGGAGCTGATGGTTAAAGCGATGAAAATTCGAGTGGGTAATCCATTGCGAAAACTGGTTCTGATCAAGCTGGCTGATAATGCCAGCGATCAGGGTGAGTGCTGGCCCAGCTACCAGCATATTGCTGACCAGTGCGAGATTAGCAAACGTTCTGTGATGAATCATATTGCGGCCCTTTGTGAGTCCGGGCTGGTAAAAAAAGTCACCCGGAAAGGTGAAAAAGGTAACTCAAGTAATATCTATCTCCTTCATCTGGATGGTGCAGGAGATTCACTAGGGGGTAGAGCAAATAATTCACTATCTGGTGCAGCAAATTCACCATGTAGTGCAGGAGTTGCACTAGGGGGTAGTGCAGGAGATTCACCCAGAACCAGTCACTCTTTTGAACCAGTCAAAGAACCAGTCAATGAACCAATAGCTGTTGGTGCATCAGCTGATGAGTCCGTGCGAGTTCGTTCAAACCGACCGGAATACTCTCCGGAGTTTGAGCAGGCATGGCTGGTATATCCCAAACGTGCTGGTGGCAATTCAAAATCTGCAGCCTTCAAAGCCTGGAAAGCCCGTTTGAATGAGGGGGTAAACCCCGAAACCATGCTGGAAGGTGTGAAACGCTACGCGGGCTGGGTATCTGCGATGGGTAACAGCGGCACACAATTTGTGAAACAGGCTGTCACGTTCTTTGGCCCGGATCGTCATTTCGAAGAACCCTGGGAAGTTCCTGCGGTATCTGCAGCCAGACGCGAGGACCCGTACTTCAAAGCCAGTTACGACAACGTGGACTACAGCCAGATCCCGGCAGGATTCAGGGGGTGATTATGAGTCTTTTGAATGAAGTTCAGAAATTCATTGAAGCCCATCCGGGGTGTACTTCCGGAGACATTGCAGATGCTTTTGCAGGTTACTCACGGCAGCGCGTTCTGCAGTCTGCAAGCAAGTTACGTCAGAGTGGGCGTGTGGCTCACCGTTGTGAAGGAGATACACGCAGACATTTCCCGCGCCTGACTGAGAGAGCGCAGGAGCCGGAACCACAACCAGTTCGTGAAACCAGACCTGTGCGCAATTTCTATGTCGGCACTAACGATCCCCGGGTGATTTTGTGCCTGACCCGCCAGGCTGAAGAACTGGAGTCAAGGGGCTTATACCGTCGTGCTGCAACGGTGTGGATGGCGGCATTCCGTGAAAGCCACTCCCAGCCAGAACGAAACAATTTTCTGGCGCGTCGTGAGCGGTGCTTACGGAAAAGCAGCAAGCGCGCTGCATCGGGTGAAGAGTGGTGTCTGTCAGGGAATTACGTGGGGGCTTAATGAGTAATAAATATTGCCAGACGCTGGTGGAGCTGCGGAACAAACCAGCCCATGAACTGAAGGAAGTGGGCGATCAGTGGCGCACGCCGGACAACATTTTCTGGGGAATTAACACCCTGTTTGGCCCGTTTGTTCTGGATCTGTTTACTGATGGTGATAACGCCAAATGCGCCGCGTATTACACTGCGGAAGACAACGCGCTGGCGCATGACTGGTCAGAACGTCTTGCGGAGCTTAAAGGTGCTGCCTTTGGTAATCCCCCGTACAGCCGCGCCAGTCAGCATGAGGGGCAATACATCACCGGCATGCGTTACATCATGAAGCATGCCAGTGCCATGCGTGATAAAGGCGGGCGCTATGTTTTCCTGATCAAAGCTGCCACCAGCGAAGTGTGGTGGCCGGAAGATGCAGACCATATTGCTTTTATTCGCGGGCGTATTGGTTTTGAACTGCCAGCCTGGTTTATCCCGAAGGACGAGAAGCAGGTGCCGACAGGCGCTTTCTTCGCTGGTGCTATTGCTGTTTTCGACAAGACCTGGAAGGGACCGGCAATCAGCTACATCGGGCGCGATGAACTTGAGGCATGTGGTGAGGCCTTTCTGGCGCAGGTTCGCCAGCAGGCGGAAAAACTGGTCAGGGAGATGGCGGCATGACGACGTTAACTCAATGCCAGCAGCAGGTGCTGGATATGCTGATTTCTTACCAGCAAGAACGTGGCTTTCCGCCAACCAATCAGGAGGTGGCAACCATGCTGGGATACCGTTCGGTGAATGCAGCGGTGGAGCATCTTCGCGCACTGGAGAAAAAAGGCGTCATCACGATAAAGCGTGGCGTGGCCCGGGGGATAACTCTTCATACCGCGGTGAAGGACGACGACAGCGAGGCGGTCGGGATTATCCGCGCACTGCTTGCCGGTGAGGAAAACGCCAGGCTGCGTGCAGCCCACTGGTTACATGAGAGGGGCCTGAAAGTATGAAGCTGATCTTGCCTTTCCCTCCCAGCGTGAACACGTACTGGCGACACCCCAACAAAGGGGCGTTTGCTGGTAAGAGTCTGATAAGCGCAGCGGGGCGCAAATTCCAGAGCGCGGCGTGCGCAGCAATAGTTGAGCAGTTACGTCGTCTGCCGAAACCAACGTCGGCACCTGCTTCAGTGGAGATCGTGTTGTTTCCTCCGGATAACCGGATCCGCGATCTGGACAACTATAACAAGGCGCTGTTTGACGCCCTGACCCATGCGGGTGTGTGGGAAGACGACAGTCAGGTGAAAAGAATGCTGGTGGAGTGGGGACCGGTTATCCCGAAAGGGAAGGTCGAGATCACTATCAGTAAGTACGAGAAAACGGCGGGTGCAGCCGCCTGATCAAGAGGAGAAACGAAGTATGAATAATCTGATGGTCATTGATGGTATTGAAGTTCGTCGTGATGCTTATGGGCGTTACAGCCTGAACGATCTGCATCGCGCAGCAGTAGCATCTGGTGCAAATGCCAGAACCAAGGAGCCGGGAAAGTTTCTTTCCAGCCAACAAACTGTTGAGCTTGTTCATGAATTGACCAACACCCAGAATTTGGGTGTTGACCCGGTGAGTGTGATTCATGGGGGAAATGAACGGGGAACGTATGTCTGCAAGGAACTGGTGTATGCCTATGCAATGTGGATCAGCCCGTCATTCCATCTGAAGGTGATCCGTACTTTCGATATGGTAACCAGCGCACCGGAAAAATTATCCGGACAGGCTGCTGACAAGATGCAGGCTGGCGTGATCCTGCTGGACTTTATGCGCCGGGAGTTAAACCTGTCTAACTCTTCAGTGCTTGGTGCCTGTCAGAAACTCCAGGAGGCTGTTGGCTTACCGAATCTGGCACCGCGCTATGCCATTGATGCTCCTGCTGATGCACACGATGGCTCAAGTCGCCCGACACTGTCACTGAGTGCACTGCTGAAACAGTATGGTATACGCCTGACGGCTAATCAGGCATATCACCAGATGGTGAAACTGGGGATCGTCGAGCAGCGCGAACGATACAGCCGTACAGCGATTAACAACATCAAAAAATTCTGGTCGCTGACAGCGAAAGGTTGCATGTTCGGCAAGAACATCACCAGTCCCGCAAATCCGCGCGAGACGCAGCCGCATTTCTTCGAATCCCGATTCCCTGAGCTGTTAAAGCTGCTCGATACCGTTCATTGAGGTGACCGTGAGAGCACTACTGACCCCTGAAATTGCCCCGCGTATGGGGATCGTATTGTTCAGGCCAGGTTCAGAGCTGATGCCCCTGTTTATGCAGGGGCGTGTCCTGCTGGAGCCTGAGCCGGAGCGTTATTCATCTTTCGCCAGTGGTGCCGTTCCGGCGGCATCACAACCGCTGGCGGATGATCCTGCCGTTCGGGCCGTGTTCCGCAATGAGGCAGTGATCCGTCGTGCTGGTGGCGTGGAATGTCTTGAAAGCTGGTTACTTCGTGAAAAAGGCTGCCAGTGGCCTCATTCCGACTGGCACAGCGAGAACATGACCACAATGCGACACGCTCCGGGTGCAATCCGTCTGTGCTGGCACTGCGATAACCAGCTGCGCGATCAGTTCACGGAACGGCTGGAATCAATGGCAACGGATAACTGTGCCCGCTGGGTGTTGTCTGTTGTGCGTCGGGATCTCGGTTTTGATGACAGTCACGTTGTGACAATGCCGGAACTGTGCTGGTGGCTGATTCGTAATGATCTGGCGGATGCCTTACCGGAAAGTGCAGCCCGTAAGGCACTGAGATTACCGAAGCCTGTTGTGCCGTCTGTTACCCGGGAAAGTGACCTTGTGCCTTCGGTTCCTGCCACCAGCATCATCCAGGATAAGGCGAAAAAGGTGCTGGCGCTGAAAGTGGTCCGGAGTCGCCGGAGTCTTTTATGTTACGCCCAAAACGTCGCCGCTGGGTTAATGAAAAGTACACGCGCTGGGTTAAGACACAGCCGTGTGCATGTTGTGGAAAGCCAGCTGATGATCCGCATCATCTGATAGGCCATGGTCAGGGTGGAATGGGTACAAAAGCGCATGACCTTTTTGTGCTGCCTTTGTGCAGAAAACACCACGACGAACTGCATGCGGATACCGTGGCATTTGAAGAGAAGTATGGCTCCCAGCTGGAGCTGATATTTCGTTTTATCGATCGCGCACTGGCGATTGGTGTGCTGGCCTGATTTTGTGGAGAAAGTTGATGCGTGATATTCAGATGGTTCTTGAGCGTTGGGGAGCGTGGGCGGCTAATAATCATGAAGATGTGACCTGGTCGTCCATTGCCGCCGGTTTTAAGGGATTAATTACTTCAAAAGTAGGTGATGCTGCCAACTTACTGATTTAGTGTATGATGGTGTTTTTGAGGTGCTCCAGTGGCTTCTGTTTCTATCAGCTGTCCCTCCTGTTCAGCTACTGACGGGGTGGTGCGTAACGGCAAAAGCACTGCCGGACATCAGCGCTATCTCTGCTCTCACTGCCGTAAAACATGGCAACTGCAGTTCACTTACACCGCTTCTCAACCCGGTACGCACCAGAAAATCATTGATATGGCCATGAATGGCGTTGGATGCCGGGCAACTGCACGCATTATGGGCGTTGGCCTCAACACGATTTTACGTCACTTAAAAAACTCAGGCCGCAGTCGGTAACCTCGCGCATACAGCCGGGCAGTGACGTCATCGTCTGCGCGGAAATGGACGAACAGTGGGGCTATGTCGGGGCTAAATCGCGCCAGCGCTGGCTGTTTTACGCGTATGACAGTCTCCGGAAGACGGTTGTTGCGCACGTATTCGGTGAACGCACGATAGCGACGCTGGGGCGTCTTATGAGCCTGCTGTCACCCTTTGACGTGGTGATATGGATGACGGATGGCTGGCCGCTGTATGAATCCCGCCTGAAGGGAAAGCTGCACGTAATCAGCAAGCGATATACGCAGCGAATTGAGCGGCATAACCTGAATCTGAGGCAGCACCTGGCACGGCTGGGACGGAAGTCGCTGTCGTTCTCAAAATCGGTGGAGCTGCATGACAAAGTCATCGGGCATTATCTGAACATAAAACACTATCAATAA